TATCTGGGAATATTGGTATAGGCATCACTAATCCAAATGTTTCTTTACAAATTGAAACTACTAATGCTATTAAAATTCCTGTTGGAACTACAGCACAAAGACCACCTACAGTTCAAGTCGGTCAAATCAGATATAACTCTACAAAAGAACATTATGAAGGATATTTTCCTGATAGTAAATGGAGAAATTTAGATGGTTTATATGATTTTGATATGAAAACTAGAATTGTTGTTGATGAAAATAATGATGAAAGAAAAATTAGATTTTATACTAATGATAACTTTAGAATGATTATTGATCAAATTGGTAATATTGGTATTGGAACTAATGATCCTAAAGTATTATTCCATATTGAAGGCACTGATGCTTTAAAAGTACCTGTTGGTACTAGTGCACAAAGACCATTTACTACTCAGTTAGGACAAATTAGATATAACTCTGAACTTAATATGTATGAAGGGTTTGGTGCTGGAAGTGCTTGGAATTCATTAGGTGGTGTTATTGACATCGACCAAGATACTAAGATTACTGTTGAAACTAATCAAAACGATGAAGATAAAATTAGATTTTTTACTGCTACTACACAAAAAATGATTATTGATGAGATTGGTAATATTGGTATCGGTATTACTACTCCTACTTATCAATTACATATTAAGGATAAAATTAGAGCATCTGGTATTGATATTATTGCTGGAACCGCCGCTACATCCACTAATGGATATAGTTTTAGTTTTGAAAGTCAAAACGGTGGTGCTGTTTCCAGTGGAAATAATACTAACGGTGGAGATATCAATATTATGGCTGGAGAAAAAGGCACTGGTGGTACCGCTGGAACTGGTATTGCTGGTATTATTAAAACCAGAGGTAATATTATTCCTGAATCTTCTGGAACATATGATATCGGTTCATCCAGTAAAAAATTTAGGGATATCTTTATTAATGAAGGTTCTTTATGGCTTGGTGATGAATGTCAAGTCGCAATCTCTGGTGGAACTAATAGACCACAATCTAAAAAAGTTTCTTTTAGAAAAAGAAATAAAACTATTATCCCTAAAAATATTAGAAGATTTTTAACTAAAACTGGAACTTCTGATAAACCAACTGATTCTGACCAAATTACTGAATTTAATAATAAAACAATCGATCAAGTTGATTTAAATGAACTTATTGACTTTATGAGAGATAAAACTGGATATGATAATCCTTTTAATGATCCTAATTACTATCATCCTGTTACTGGGGAATTATTAGGTTTAGTTAATAGTACTGGTGCTGGACAATTAGTGACTGATGATATGGATACAACTGCTGCTTGGTTAGAAAATAAAGATAAAGTTTATTATAATCAAACTGGTCAAGTTGGTATTGGAACTAATGATCCATTAACTAAATTCCATGTTGTAGGTTCAAGTGCTAGTTTTACTAACGGACAAGGAAACGATGAAGGTATTTTTATTATTCCTGAAAACTCTGTCGACCAACAAGGTGGAGGTCAAATCTTCTTTAAGGAAAAACATGATGGTTCTTATGGTTTCTCAATCGGTTATAATGGAAGTGATACCGATAATACGATTTTAGGATGGCCTGCTAATACTTTTAACTTTACTAGACACGATAATAATATGGTTGGAAATGTAATTATGACTATGCAAAGAAAAACTGGTTATGTTGGTATTGGATCTGTTTATCCTGAATTTCAACTTGAAGTCTATCCTGATACTGATGCAGTTGCTAATATTGGTAAATTAAGAGTCGGTCATATTGGTGTTACTGGAAGTGGTGGAATTTCACATTTTGATAATGCTACAACTACTAACTTTGGATTTAGACAAGAAAGAGAAGGTAATACTTTTCTTAATGCTCCTAGAGGTAAAAAAGTTCATATGTCTCTTGATAATGTTCCTAAATTAACTCTTGATATGGATTATGTCGGTATTGGTATTACTACACCATCCAGTTTATTTTCTGTATATGGTGGAGATGATGAATCTAAAGAAAATAATTCTTGGATTGCTAAATTTGGAAGTAAAGTTGCTGTTGGAAAATGGGTTGGTATTGGTTTAAATACATATCATGAAAATAATATTAAAAATGGGATTATTTTAGAAAGAGACCATACATACGGAAGAGGTAAATTACACTTTTGTTTAAATAATGATGATGATATTCATAATGTTGGAATTATTGATACTAAAATGACTATTACAAGAGAAGGTAGAGTTGGTATTGGTGTTTCTAGACCTAGTTATTTATTAGACCTTCAAGATATTCCAGGTGGTTCTACAACTGGTAATATTCGTTTTAGAAGTGGTTTTAATGCCAGTACTTATCATTTATTCAGAATGGATAATACACATCAAAGTGCTAGTTATTCTATTTATGATAGATACGGCAATGAAAGTATTAAATTTCATGCTTCAGAAACTTGTTGGATTACTGGAGATACTAATGGAGCAAAATTAGGTATTGGTACTTCTACTAATATTGATGGTGCTATTCATATTTATCAACCAAATGGTGCTATTAGAACTTCTGGTTCTGGTTCTATTGTTCTTGAACACGGAACAGGTGGAGAAAAGAAAAGTAGTATTGTTTTTTCATCTGCCGCTAATACTACTGATTATGGTTATTTAGAATTTATAGATGAAGATAATACTTATACTTATTGGGGAAACGGTACTAGCAATAGTTCTTTAACATTAGGATGTAAATTACATGATGATTCAACTAACGGTGCTGATGTTGTTGTTATGAAAGGTGTAGCCGCTAATATATTTGATGCTGAAAATCACTTATTTATGACTGGACCTGTTGGTGTTGGTGTTACTGGAAGTCTTAAATATCGCTTAACTGTTTCTACTAATTCTAATGATGTTTCATTTGCGAACGTACAAGAACAATTTTGTTTAGCAATGAGAAATATTAATAGAACAAATAATAATATGACCACAATTGGTAATTTTAATGACCTTGATGTTGTTAATTCTTCTATTAGTTTCCAAAATGTGGATCAAACTAATAACTATGGTGATATTGTATTCTCAACAAGAAGTACTGATAATAAAACTGATGCTTTTCTTACAGAAAGAGTTAGAATTCAAAATACTGGTAAAGTTGGTATTGGAACTAATAATCCATCTGGTTGGTTAACTATTAAAAATGTTCCTAGTTCTAATAGTGAAAAATTATTAGTTTTCTCTGAAGATAATGATGATGAATTCTTCTTTGAATCTGGATTTTATACAGTTGGTTCTGATAAAGAAACGATTAAACTTAAAACTAAATGGGGACATTACGCAATGGCTTGGTCTGGAAATGGAAATGTTGGTATTGGTGTTACAACACCAGAGTTTCCATTAGAAGTAACTTACAGTTCCAATTATGATTACTCTTGGGGTATGAATATTAGAAATAAAGACACTACTTCAACTACTTCCCAAAGAGGTAATATGATTGTTTTCTCTGATGTTAATAGTATTCAAGCAGGATTAGGTGCTTATAGAGAAAACTTTAATACTAATAGAAGATCTGGATTAGCATTTTTAGTAGGAGATGAACCAGCAGGTTATGTTGATTATCATACATCTAGTACCGCTTTAATTAATCAATCTATTAGTGAAAAAATGAGACTTACTCCTGACGGAAGATTAGGTATTGGTACTAAAACTCCTGAAACAACATTACACGTCCAAGGTGATTCTACATTTTATGGACATCTTCTTCCAGGTACTAATAATACATATGATTTAGGAAGTTCTACAAAACAATTTAGACATTTTTATTTAAGTGCTAACTCTACATTCTTAGATGGAACAAAAGTTGGTTATTGGATGAATCTAACTGGTAATGAATTTACTCATCAAACTGGTAATGTTGGTATTGGAACTAATAGCCCTAAAACACAATTACATATTTCACATGATTTTCATATAGCAGCAAATGATGGTGGTTGGAATACTACATCAGGAAAAGGATTATATATGAGATATTCAACACACAGTTCGCAAGATAGAGCATATATTCAATCAATTGATAGAAGCAATAGTAGCACATTTTATCCACTGAATTTAGAAGGTTCTAAATTTAATTTTAATGGTGGTAATGTTGGTATTGGTACTGATGAACCTAGTGCTACATTACATCTTGGTAGTCAAAATGAAGAAATTAGATTTGGTGATGGAACAACAAATCGTTCTAGTTTAGTATTTAAAGGTCATAATACAGGAACAACTTTTGTTGATAGATATGCAATTAAAAATGTAGGAGGTAGTAGTGGTGAGGCACATGTATGGTATGATGATACAGGTACTGCTGAAATGACTTTATTAAATAATGGTTGTTTAGGTATTGGAAGCACAGCACCAACTTATAAATTAGATGTTAATGGAGATGGTAGATTTACTCAATTAGATGTTAATAATATTAGGATCAATAATAATATTATATCATCGACTGCTAATAATTTAAAACTTACACCATTATCTGGTAAAAAAATTGAATTAGATGGTACTATTTTTATAGATGCTGGTGTAGTTACTGGAGCAACTTCAATAACATCTACTTCTTTCGTAGGTGATTTAACAGGAACAGTTATTACAGCTGCTCAACCTAATATTACTTCTGTTGGTACTTTGACTAGTACACTAAATATTAACGAAGGTAATTCTACTAATCATGCAATACTCTGTACTGGAAGTGGTCATATTATGCCTAAATTAGAATCGTCTGGTAGTGGTGAAGTATCTTGGAGATTCAAAACAGCAAATATTGAGTGGAAAGTCGGCATCGATAATTCTAATAGCACTGGAGGTGACAGTGATGATTTTATTATCAAAAAAACAAATAATGCTGTACCAGAATTTGTAATCGATAAGACAAATGGTAACGTCGGTATTGGAACTAATAGTCCAAATCAAAAACTATCAGTTGCGGGTAATATTGAAATTTATGGAGAACACGATATTAAATTTACAAAAACATCAGATGGTAGTAATCTTGCTACTATATCATCAAAAGAATTTGGTTTAGAATTATCTGAGTCTCGAGGTAGTCATAAATGTAAATATACGCTTGGGGATGCTAGTCATATTTGGTATTGTGGGCCTAGTACCGAGGAAAGAATGAGAATTACATCTAGTGGTAATGTTGGTATTGGAACAAATAATCCAGGTACTAGATTACATTTATTAGGTAGTAATGATATACTGACAATTGAATCTACTGCTACTACTGAACGTTCTACAATTCTTTTTATAACTAATGGAAGTGATTGGGAACTAGGTACAAGAGGTTCGGCAGGATCTCCAAATAATGCTTTTTATATTTATGATAGGGCTTCAAATAAATACGGACTAACCATTAGTGATGTGGGTAATGTTGGTATTGGTGATAATGCAACTCCACAATATAAATTAGATGTTTCAGGTGATATTAATTTTACAGGAAATTTAACACAAAATGGAAGCGAATTTAAATCGGGAGCATTTACGGAATCTAGTAGTGAAGCTTATTATCTAGGAAATGTTGGTATTGGAACTAATAATCCATCCGCACCATTACATATAACTGCTACAGGTGATACTGCTCCTAATAATAATGGTATATATGTATTTAATCCAACAAATTCTGCAAATCAACATGCGATTCTATCTCTTAGAGTTGGTGGATCTTCTGCTGGTGATCCATTTGTATCTTATGATGTAAATGGTGAAGCTGGATGGGCTACTGGTATGGATAATACTGATAATAATTTTAAAATTGCTAGTAATTGGAATACTATATCATCTGATATAAGATTAATCATAGAACGTACAACTGGTTATGTTGGTATTGGTTATACTACTCCTTTACGACCATTACATGTTTATAAAGTATATAATAGTGATTATTCATCTATTCATTATCCTTTTAGAATTTCTGCTGATGCTTCTGATACATCTCAAATTGCTAATGGATGGGGTGTTGGTTTAGAATTCCATGCGGAAAGAGGTACTTCTCATAGTTCAAATCCAGGTGCACGAATTAATGGATATATTAGTCATAATGCTAATACAACAAGTGAATTGTGGGGAATGAGTTTTGATGTTAGAGATAACGATACTTGGAGAACTCCATTAACAATTTATTATAATGGTAATATTGGTATTGGTAATACTGCTCCGGCATATTTACTTGATGTAGTTAAAAATGATACTTCAACTATTCAATTACGAGTTAAAAATTCTGGTTCTTCTGGTCGTGCTGGTATTCAAATTAACAATGGATCAGATAGTTTTAACATTCAACAAAACGGTACTACTGCCTTAATAGAGAACCACGGAAGTGGAAGTATGAATTTCTATCAAAAGGGAACAGGTAATTACTATTTTAAAACAACAGATAGTAATACAGATCGTTTAGTTATAGCAAATGGTGGTAATGTTGGTATTGGAACTAGTAGTCCTGTCGAAAAACTTGATGTAAATGGTACAATTTTTGCTCGTGGTGGTACCGCCCAAGCATCCGGTGGTGATGGTAATGGAACTGAATGTTATATTAAATTCGCTGCCCAAACTGCAAGTAATGATTGGTGTATGTTAAGACAAATTGGAACTAATAATAATTATCATATGGCTTGGGACTTTCACGATGACGGAAATGATTGTGATGTATCGTGGAGAGATGTACATTCATCTGGCCAAAATCCAGATGTAATCTATACTCGTATGTGTATTAAAGGAAGTGGTAATGTTGGTATTGGTACTGCTAGTCCTGATAGAAAATTACACGTTGATGGAGCCATAAAATGTACAAAGTTGTATATAAATGACCGTATATATTGGGGGAATGGGACTGATGACAGTATGGAACGTTGGAGTGGGACTATGGCTTGGATCATTGGTGGGGCTTATAAAATGTCTATAAATAGTAGCGGTAATCTTACTGCTACTGGGGATATTACTGGATATGGTTCTATTTCCGATGTTAGATTAAAAGAAAATATTGTTAATCTTGATACATCTATTTCATTAGAAAAAATCTTAAAAATGCGAACAGTTGGATTTAAATGGGTAGATAATTTAAAAAATGAAAAAAGACGAGGTAAAAATGATGAAGGTCTTATTGCTCAAGAGATTGAAAAACTTTGGCCAACACTAGTTGGTGAAATAAAAATACCAAATGATACTCCATATAAATATATTCATTATGATAAACTTACGGTATATTTAACCGGAGCCGTACAAGAACAACAAAAAATGATTGAAGAACAAAAAAATATTATAGAACAACAACAAGAAATGATTAATAATCAACAAAAAATGATGGAAGAGTTTAGAAGAGAATTAGATATTTTAAAACAAAATATTTAATTAATATATAATAATGTCTGGTTCTATTCCATCATCAAGCATTTCATTTTTAGGTATTGTGAACGCATATAATAATGTAAAGAGTACTAATCTTTCTACAACTAATATCAGTTTTAGTTCCTTTAGGGGTAAATCTTTTACTGATTCTACTACTGTTCCATCATCAGGGGCAATCAGTCTTAATTCCCATTTTAAAGGAAAAACGTGGAGTGGTGACGGAATATCATCTAAATTAGAATCTATTAGACAAACAATAACAAAAAGTAATGCTATTACTACTTTAGAAAATCAAGGATATACTGTATTTGCTACACCAAAGTATGGTGCTTTAGCTGAATCAATGAATTCTCAAAGTCCAATTACAGATGGTGGCAAATTTTATAAAACATATTTTGATAATAATTATACTATTGTAAATAGTTTTGGTTTTTCAAATAATACATTAAATGGATATCCATGGTATGGATTTGCTGCATTTAAAGGAACTACTTTCAAAGGATTCCTTGTTCTTATGTTTAGAGATCATACTAGTGCAGCAATAAAAAATCTTTTCCATCCAGTTCAATGGAATCAACTTTATAGTTGGGTTCTTAATGCAAATGGAACTACAGTAGAAGACGTTGGAGGAAATACTAGAACTTATTTCTCTGATAATTCTTCCATAGGAAGTAATGGTTATTACTCAAGTAGTAAATTTTCTAGGGATGATGGTGTTTGGGGTGTCTGCATAGGAAGGGATGTTAATGGTGATAGTCCTGGACCCCATTTAGATGCTTCTGCTGCTAATTCTTATGGGGCTCAAAATTATCACTCAGGTGATAGTAGTGGTAGTGCAAGTTATTTGTACTGGGGTTCAAAAATAAGTTCAACAGATTGGAGTTTATTCTGTTTTACAGAATCATAAATAGATTACAATGTTTGTGAAAATATTATTATATTTTTATTAGTTATAATTATATAATAATGTCTGTACCAACTCAAAGTATACAATTTGGTGACGACCAAAACTACTATATTTATAGAGATACTGGTATTGGTTCAACCAATTCCAACGATATTTCATTTACGGTCGATGGTTTTAATAGTAATGTTTTAAGAGTTTCTGATAAAGATTTAAAATTTCATGGTGAAGGTAGTTTATTTATTTGTGAAACTGAAAGTCATACCCCTAAAGCACAATTACATATTAAAAAAACTGATCCTGTTATTATTTTACAAGATTTAGAAACTGATCCTACAAAAGCATCTGCTATTATTCGTATGGCGAATAGTACTGGAACTGAATATGATATTAATGATTATTGGGATATATCTGTTGGTATAACTAATGCTACTGATACTTTTGATTTTCAAATTGGGAAAAACGATACTCAAAATACTTTTGTTATTAAAGATACTCAAAAAATTGGGATTGGAACTGATAATCCATCGACACTACTTTCCTTATATGTTGCTAATGGGGATGGTTTAAGTATTAAAACTAAAAATAATACAAACTCGAATGGTATTTATTGGCAACATAATGATGCTTATTATACTGGAAGTATTACTAGAGTTCAAAATGGTGCTAATTCTGATATGGTTTTTAATACTGGATTACATGCTACTAGCACATCTTTAACTGAAAGAATGCGTATTACTTCTGTTGGTAGTATCGGTATTGGAACTAATAATCCTGTTTCTACACTTCATGTAAATGGTATATTATCTACTCAAGAAATTAGATTAATTGGAACCCCTGCTAGAATTTATGGTAATGCTGAACTTGATAACCTTTATGTTCCCATATCTGGGAATATTGGTATAGGCATCACTAATCCAAATGTTTCTTTACAAATTGAAACTACTAATGCTATTAAAATTCCTGTTGGAACTACAGCACAAAGACCACCTACAGTTCAAGTC